CCCCCACCACAAAAAGGGCCTCAGCAAACACAATACACCCCTTTAAAAAAAAAAACCAAAAAAAAAAAAAAAAAAACACGCGACTCACTATAGGGAGACGCGTGTTTTTTTTTTTTTTTTTTCAGTTATTTATTATGAAGCGTGTGCATGGCTTCGCAGAGGCCCTCTTACGGTCGGTAGAGGAGGGCAAGCACAGTCTTAGATATTGCAGACTGGCCTCCGCGGGTGCGGGAAGAAGAGACCAACTAGAGGAAGCTAGGGCTTATGGCGGAAAAGGTAGTGGGAGCGCGAGCGCTGGGCGAAAACGGGGGCTGACCGGTAAGCGTCCCGGAGGAGGGTGACGGCGCTGGCGAAAAGCTCGAAGTCCCCTTCCACGGGCAGCTCGGTGTACAAGGCGGCCAACCCGAGGTAATTGCGTAGGGTGTCCACCGGGGCGCGGCGCGCGACGGCGATCCGGGCCCGAGCGTATAATTGACGGGCGGAAATGCTGAGAGAAGGGCCACCGAAAACGTATCCGCAGAAGTCGCCGAAGTAGGAACGTTGGATCTTGAACTTAAACTTCCACTCGTGCGGGAGGAACGACCCGAGGATACGTAGACGGCCGAGCGCGAGCCAGTCGTCCCCAGAGTAGCACTCAGGGGTGCCCTGGGGGATCGCGAACTTGATGTGCATCAGCGCGATGTTACGGCAGGTGTTGAGGAACCAGGTCCACCGGTCGCCGGAGAACTGCATCACGGGATGAAAGCCGTAGAATGACCGAGTGTTCATCTTCCGGTGAACGTACCGGGCAAGGAAGGCGCTCGGGAGATTGAAACGGTCGCCCAGTAACCACTCATCGAAATGCAAGGTGGACTCATCGCACCCGGTATCCCACCCGGTGACATCGTTGGCCGTCGTCTCGCCCTCACGCCAGAACTCGTCATACCAAGCAGTCATGTCTGCGTGCGAGGTGCGAAAGTGCAGGTAGATGTGGCGGGGGAGGTGGCGGCGGAGCTGAATCTCGCAGTACATGGCGTACGGAGCCTCCCGGAATATGTCGCACAGCGGGAACGTCGTAACTATCTGGCCAGCCTTAGCTTGTCCGCACAGGGAGGCGAGCTTCTTCACTGTCTGGCCCTTGAGGAAAAGCGAGGTGAACAGCGGATCCCAGTCAGGAGGATTGGCGTTGGCGACGCGCCGAATCTCAGCATCCGTACGATCTCGGAGCCAGCACTCTTCCGCCAGAGCAAAGCAATGCTCGAAGAGCTCAACGTCGAACGGTACCGACGGGAGCGACACGGCCTGCTGGAAGGCGGCGATAAGCTTGGCGCCTCGATTCCGCGAGGACACATGCTCGTACCGCCGTCGGTTCAGCACGGGGTGAGAGCAGTGTATCCTCTTAGCGAGCGAGAGCCGAACGGTGACATCATCGCTGCGCCTGTGCACAGGGGCGATGGCGCGGTCATCCAAGGCCGGGTGAATCTGCGAGGTCAGGCGGCCATGCTCGTCGGCCAGCTCACGGTTCTCAGCGGGCCAGTCGTTCTCGAACTCGTGTTGAGCGAGAGAATCGATGGCACGGACAGGGCCAGGGTCACGGGGAGGAGGCGGGTGCGCGGTAGTGAAATATGGAAGGATA